GAAGAAGATAACGGAAAGATGCGAATTGATCATGAAGGATGCATCAAAACACGACAGGACGTTAGTTGCTCGACATTTAGAAACGCTAAAGAAATTGCGTACTTCATTCGAGTTGACACGCCAGTCGGGGGGTTTGAGAATGGCCCCCTACGCTTTTCTGATTTATGGTAATTCAGACGTGGGCAAGAGCACGATAGCTAATAACTTGATTGTTTTTGCTCTGCGACAGTATGCCAGGATAGAAGGCAGAGAAGACGAAGAAATTGACGCGAATTGCATTTGTACTCTCAACGAGTTAGATCAATACGATTCAGATTATAAGTCACATACTCAGGCTGTTCTCTTGGATGATATGGCGAATGCACGAATGGATACAACAGGAATTTCCATCGCGCCAAAAGTCATTAATTTCATAAATAACATTCCGAGAACAGCGGTCATGGCTGATGTTGAGTCCAAAGGGAAGATTCAAATTCGACCCAAAGTTGTTTGTGGAACCACGAATAATTGGGCCGATTGGGCATATGATGCGTCAGTTGAACCTCTCTCACTATTACGCCGTTTTCGGTTGCATATCACAGCAAGAGTCCGGAAGGATTATCTTGTCGGTGAGACCGCAATAGATGGCGCGAAGTTGAAGAGAGACGCCGAAAAAGGAATTTATGCCCCAGATGCTTGGGAATTTGATGTTGATCAAGCGAGAGGGGTAACTCAAGGCGCCCCAGGAGCAAAAGGTGTTGCGCAACGTGTTGTATATTCACCTGTTTTGTTCAAGGATTTTAAAGGCGAAGTCAAGGAGGCAAAAGGCATCAGATTAGGAGAACTATTTCTGTTGGTCAAACAAGACATGGAGAAATTTATCTCCATCCAAAAATCAGTTGCTTATTCCTCCAAACAAATTTTCAAACAAGGTTTGTGTCCATGTGGCATGCATCCGTTGTATTGCAGTGTGTGTAAGAATGTGTTTGAAGAAGAATTGGATAAGACTTTTGCCGAAGCGGAGAAAAG